AAGACATCTGAAAAGATGAGAGTTTATCTAGACTCTGATGATGAAATCATCAATCTAGAAGCGAAGATTAAGTACTTAGATCAAATGCTTTATTGGCTCGATCAAGTCATGCGTCAAATTTCAAACAGAGGTTTCCAAGTCAAGAGTGCTATTGAGTGGGAGAAATTTATTAATGGACAATAATGACAAACCTCTTTGTAAAGAAAAAGAATGAAGTATATGTTACAGTTCATTCTGAGGAAGAACATGTCCATAGGGAACTAGCAGACTACTTTACATTTGAAGTTCCTGAAGCAAAGTATTTAAAAAAGAATCCTAGATACAGACATTGGGATGGTACTATACGTTTGTATTCTCCTGGTACTGGTGCATTGTATTGTGGATTGATAGATCATCTCCAGACATGGGCTGATGAACGTGAGTATAAAATCTATCATGCACCTGATGAGTGGTATGGTGATATAGTTGAGGATAATGATTTTGTTACACCACCTGGTGTTAAACATTTCATGGATAAAATTTGCAATATAAAACCTCGTGACTACCAATACAAAGCAGTCTACGAGGCTTTAAAGAATAATCGTAAGTTGTTATTATCTCCTACGGGATCTGGGAAGTCTCTTATGATCTACTCCCTCGTCAGATACTATGCTGCCACCTCCAAGAAGATACTTATAATCGTCCCAACTACTTCCCTTGTTGAGCAAATGGTCAACGACTTCGTTGACTACGGATGGAATGCTGAGGACTTTATTCATAAGATATATGGTGGTAAGGATAAGAATACAGATAAAAATATTATTATATCAACTTGGCAATCCATTTATAAATTCCCCAAGAGATATTTTGATGATATAGATTGTGTCATAGGTGATGAAGCACATCTATTCAAGAGTAAATCATTGACTGGCATCATGACTAAGTTGCATAATGCTAAATATAGATTTGGTTTTACTGGTACACTAGATGGTAGTAAGACTCACAAGTGGGTACTAGAAGGTCTATTTGGATCATGTGATAGAGTAACCAAGACAGATGATCTTATTAAGTCAGGCTATCTTAGTAAGTTTAGAATTAAAATACTATTTTGTCAACATGCTCCTCAGCATTTCGAGACATATCAAGATGAGATAGATTACATAGTAGGCCATCGAGGAAGAAATAATTTGATTAAAAATCTCGTTCGAGATCTAGATGGCAATACTCTTGTGCTCTTTAATTATATCGAGAAGCATGGAGAACCATTATTTGAAATCATAAATAATTCTATAGATAAGGATCGTAAGATCTTTTTCGTTCACGGTGGCACTGAAGTGGAAGATCGTGAAGAAGTACGTCAACTTACAGAACAGGAGAACAATGCAATCATTATCGCGTCCTTTGGGACTTTTAGTACTGGTATCAATATTAAGCGTCTTCACAATATCGTGTTCGCAAGCCCCAGTAAATCAAGAATTAGAAACCTCCAATCCATTGGGCGTGTCCTTAGAAGAGGTGAAGGGAAAGATCTAGCAACACTATACGATATCGCTGATGATATTGGTGGCCAAAACTACACTCTGAAACACCTTAACGAAAGAGTTAATATCTATAACGATGAGAACTTTAAGTATGAGGTTATTAAAGTAAATCTTAGAGCAACCTGAATATGACAGAGCAAGAACTAAAAAAAGCAGAAGAAGAATTCTTCGCTACAGTTAAACTAATCTCAGGAGAAGAGATCTTAGCACAAGTGTGCTATCTTCCCGATGAGGATAAAGTCATATTGAATAGACCTCTAATAGTAGAGATGGCCAGACAACGTAAAGGAAATGTTGAAGTTGCTGGATTCTCATTAAAGGAATGGCTGTCGGCGACGTTTGAGGAAATGTTTATTGTGAACAGAAATCACATTCTTACAATGAGTGAATTGGATCCTCCCATCCTACTCTTCTATCAACAAACATTAGGAAGAATAGAAAATGGAAAGAACCTGACTCACGGAGGAAAAAAACTTCCGCGTAAATCAGGTTACCTTGGTTCCATACAAGATAAGAAAAAATCTCTAGAAGATATATTCAAAAAGAGCTAAGGCTCTAATATCCCTTGAACCCTTAACAGAGTTAGTCTACTAAGTTTCTGAGCATCTGTCAAGCCCCCTTTACAAAATGCATTCTGCGTGCTACACTATATTCAGTGATATCAAGACACTGTGGCAAAAGTAATGGCAAGAAAAAAAACCGAGTACTACGTTAATAACAAGGAGTTCCTCGCTGCGATCACAGAGTATCGTTGTAAAGTCCTTAAAGCAAAGGAGGTAGGTGATCCACGGCCTCGTGTCACAAATTATATTGGGTCATGTTTTTTAAAGATTGCTACACATTTATCATACAAACCAAACTTTGTCAACTACATGTTCCGAGAGGACATGATTTGTGATGGAATAGAAAATTGCTTACAGTACATTGATAACTTTGATCCATCCAAGAGTACCAATCCATTTGCTTATTTTACCCAGATCATTTACTATGCATTCTTAAGACGTATTCAGAAGGAGAAGAAGCAGTTGGAAATTAAAGGTAAGATTTTAGAACGTTCTGGACATGACGAAGTTATGCATACAGATTCATATGATGGTAGTATGTCAGGTATGAACGCATCTTATTCTGATATGGGTAGCATAAAAGAAAACATTGAAACCAAAATGAACCGATGATTTTAGAAATACAATTAGCAGTAGTTAGAAAATTAAGAGAATTATATCCACAGTCTAAAGCAGTATATAATATTAAAACAATTCTACTATGAAGATCGCAATTATTACAGACCAGCACCTAGATGGTCGTAAGGGATCGTTAGCATTCTGGAATTATTTTCAAAAATTTTATGATGAGGTATTTTTTCCTACACTTGAACAACAAGGTATCACCACAGTCTTTGATCTTGGTGACACATTTGATAATAGAAAGTCTATGGACTATAATACTCTGGCAAGGATTAAAGAGAATTATTTCGACAGACTTGCAGAGTATGATGTACACATGATTCTTGGTAATCATACTACCTATTATAAAAACACAAGTAAGATTAATTCACCAGAGTTATTACTAGAGCAGTATAATAATATAACCTTATATACTGAACCAAAAGAATTGCAGATTGATAGTAAGAAGTTTATGATGCTTCCTTGGATCAACTCTGGAAATAAGGATCAAGCAATGAAATCATTAGAAGATACTGATGCTTCTATTGTTTGTGGCCATCTTGAGATCAATGGATTTGAAGTAACACCTGGTATGTTCTATGAGAACTCACAGGCATTGGGTGTAGATGCTTTTAAGAAATTTGATCGTGTATGGTCTGGACATTTCCATCACAAATCAAAGAGAGGAAATGTTCAATACTTAGGCAACCCATATCAGATGTTTTGGAATGATTACAAGGATAGTCGTGGGTTTCATATATACGATACTGAAAGTAATAGACTCAAGTTTGTGGAGAACCCCCATCAAATTTTTGAAAAGATTTATTACAGAGACACCGAAAACGACTACAACAAATACGATGTGCAGTATTATAAAGACAAGTTCATCAAACTTGTGGTCGAAGAAAAACGGGATTACCAGATGTTCGAGACACTGGTTGATCGTTTATACAATGTAGGAGTCCATGATGTGAAGGTCGTAGAGACTTTAGTACATGATGATGACACCAATGATGCAGATTTAGAAACTAAGGATACATTAACATTGCTCAATGAATACATTGATGAAGTGGAAATGACCGTAGATAAATCAGATCTTAAATCTTTGATGCATTCACTATATACTGAGAGTTGTGAGGCCGTCTAGTGTATATCGTTACATTACAAGATAAGCCAGAAGGAGTGTTTTCTGTCTATGATGGCCAAGACAACAGGGTTGTTCCTATCTTTCAAGAGGAGGATGATGCTGATAGGTATCTTGGTATGATAGAAGACATGGGAGAATATCCAGTAATGGAGATACTAGAGATTGATGGTCAAGATATGATTAATGCTTGCCAACAACGAGGACAAAGATTTTTAATTGTTACACCAGATGACTTTTTGATACCACCTGATGATAAAGTATGATCATTTTTAAAAAGGTTCGTTGGAAAAATCTTCTAAGTACAGGTAATGTGTTTAGTGAGGTTGATCTCCAAGGAGCGCGAACAAATTTAATAGTCGGTGCCAATGGTGCTGGTAAGTCAACCATCTTAGATGCGTTGACCTTTTCGTTGTTTGGGAAACCATTCAGAAAAATTAATAAAGGAATGCTGGTTAACAGTATTAATGAGAAAGATACTGTCACAGAAATAGAATTTAATATTGGTAAATTAGAATATAAAGTAATACGTGGTATCAAACCTAATAAGTTTGAGATCTATTGCAATGGCCAGATCTTCAATCAAGAGTCAACAGTAGTAGAACAACAGAAGAATTTAGAAAAGAATATATTAAAGTTAAATTATAAGTCATTCACACAGATTGTTGTGTTGGGATCTAGTACGTTTGTTCCTTTCATGCGTCTTCCTACTACACAGCGTAGAGAAATCATTGAAGATATACTTGACATCCAAGTGTTTTCCACAATGAATCTACTTCTTAGGGATAAGACTAGGGAGAATAATGAAGAGATTAAGGAAATAGATTATCAATTTCATTTATTAGAAGAGAAGATAGAGTTGCAGAAGCAGCATATGCTTTCATTAGAGAAGAGGAATAAAGAAGAGGTAGATAAAAAGAAAGAAAAGATTAAGGGATTGGAGAAAGATCAGAATAAAAATACAGAATTGATTCACAAACTCACAGAAGAAGTAGCAAAACTATCTACTGAGATGGAAGAGTTGGCCAACTCTAGAAATAAACTTAAAAAATTAAATACTTTCCTTACTAAAATTCAAGGTAAGTTATCTTCATGTGAGAAGGAGAATGGATTCTTTAAGGACAATCATGTGTGTCCTACATGCACACAAGATTTAAGTGAAGAGTTTAGAGATCTTAAGATTAAGGAAGGTGAAGTAGAACTTGATAGTTTAACTGCTGGATTGGAAGATCTTTCAGTTGCAATCAAGAAAGAAGAAGAGAGAGAAGATAAATTTACATCTCTATCTCAAGATGTGATTAGTATAAATTCTTCTATAGCACAATCCAATTATCAACTCTCAACTATAAAAGAAAGTATAAATGAGATAGAAAATGATATAAAAGAATTGGAGGGATCTAATCCTGATAAGAAATCAGAGTTTGTGAAACTTGAGGGGATGGTTAAAGAGAAGAAAGATTTATCAAAGCAGCAAGCTTTATCAAAGAAAGATCGTGATGTTATTCTGGCTGCAGGACAACTCTTGAAGGACAATGGTATTAAGACTAGAATCATCAAGACATATCTTCCTACAATGAATAAGTTAATTAACAATTTCTTACAAAGTATGGACTTCTTTGTTAATTTTACTCTTGATGAGAACTTTGAGGAAATAATTAAGAGTAGATATAGAGATGTGTTTACTTATGACAGCTTTTCTGAAGGAGAGAAGTCTCGTATTGATATTGCTTTGTTGCTTACTTGGCGTTCTGTTGCTAAACTTAAAAATAGTGTGGACACTAACCTTCTGATCTTAGATGAGATCTTTGATGGATCTCTTGATCAAAGTGGATCTTCTGATCTTGGTTGGATCCTACGTAATTTTGATGATAGCACCAATGTATTTGTAATCAGTCATAAGGAGGCCATGAACGATAAATTTGATAGAACCATTACTGCTGAGAAGGAAAAGAACTATTCCATCTTGAAGGAGACAGTTAATGAAGTGACACATGGACTGATCGGATAACCAATTTCTTTGTTATGATAAGTACATCAGAAAAAGAGATCGAATGCAACGCAACGAAGTTAAAGGAAACCTTGCTAAACTATTAGCAACAGAAAATCTCGTAGTAGAGCACAGACAATGTGAGACTGCACAGTTTGATGTAGATCGTCGTGTTCTTACACTGCCACTTTGGGATCTAGCAACTAATGAT